AAACAACCCAAAAAGGAAGTTTATGGATCGCTGGTCCTCCCATGAAGAGTTAGTGCAGGGGGTGTTTAAGCCCCCAACTCTTCACCTCTTGGCTCACCGAGCCAAGTCCAACTCCACTTCATACGGGCAGAGTGGAGATCTGCATACTGGCCAGGCAATAGCTTGGAATTGCGGATTTTCACCACATTCTCGTATCGAACCTCCTGATCCTCACGTTCTATAAACAATGAGGTGAAGATGTCCGAACTATCGCTGGACGGGTGTCTGCTCAACTCCTTCCTAAGGAGTTCCCACCAATCGGAGGGATGGAAAGTTTTTACTTCCATGCTCTGACATAACACCCTGTGTTCGTATCGCTGATGGTTTTTATTCCACCTTCGCGAGAAAAACACATCATTCGAAGAGCTGGGTCGTAATCTTATTGTTGCAGGAAGCTTCAATAAGGACCTCGGTAAGTTGTAGTCTAAAGCCAGTTCAATAGTTTCAATGAACGGGCCAGACCCCTGCTCGCCTAACTTAGCAAGAAAAAGATTCACTAAGTCAGCACCCTCGATGATACCAGTTCCTTCAGACGACAAGACCTTCCGGACTCTTATAGGGGTAACGTTCACACCTAAGTGAAAGTCGCCTCCACAGCTCTCCCGGAATGGGCCGGCCTTGTAAGACTTATCAGAATTGACCAGAAGGCCAATGCTGTGTAGTCCATCACTAATAGCCTCAAAATCAAAAGGGCTACAAATGATGTCATCGCCGTAAACATGGACGCTGCGGTCAAACCCGGTGTTAAACGGGCTATCTGCTACGTTCCATGTGCTTGCCTCCGCACAGGCCCAAAAGACCAGTGCTTCAACCGCGAAACAACATGCGCTCCCCATAGGGGCGAACTTGTTGAGTCGGACCGTCTTACCATTCGGAAGGTAAGTCGTCTCGCTGCGACAAGCAGCAAAACACTCCACCCAGGCTTGAGGGAAAACAAGTTCCACAAGCTTGAGGGACACCCTATCGGATGCTTCCGAGAGATCGATGGTGCAATGCTCACCGGTTAAAGAACCGGCCATAGCAAGACATCGATTAGTCGTTTGGTCTGTAAAATTAATCAGACCAGAGGTAAGGGGACAGGTCTCAAGGACTTCGTAGAGTAACGTCATTAGACCCTGCTGAATAAACATATGTTCAGCAGGTTCACACGATATTACGCGAGGACCCCGAGAATCCTTAGGCACGAGACAAACTCGTGCGTTAGGACTGACTACTTCAATCGCCTCCTCTAAAGTGCCCATATCATCGACTAGATGTGTTGGGCTATAGAAGAAGTGATCGGCGTAAGGATATATGGAATCAAGTTTCTCTATATAGCGAAACTTTCTCCACTTGTCCTTATTTGCCGTGTGGCAGGCGGTTGCCCCCCCACCATGACATGGGCGAATGTGCCGAGGGTCTGTATTACAGAGTACCTCGGCAATCAGACGCTTCATGTTCCCTAGAAGTGTCCCAAGAGAGTGTTTATTTCCCTCGTTAACCTCCAGAGAAGGAAGATCAGAGTCAGTCTTGATAAACTGATCCAAAAATTCCCCCACGACTTCGTCGTCATAGTCAACCTCGTATTTATAGAATATGAGCGTTAATTGACGCACACAGTCTACGGCTTGGGAATCTCCTCTTAACGCCTGCTCGATGGCAAAACCCAAAAAGATGGGGATGTCATACACTAGCTGCAGGTCCTTCGGATACAAGTGAAAGTCAGAGCGCCCTTTTCGCAAATGAGACTTAAAAGGCTCATAATGCTGAAAGACGATGGTCTTCTTTGTACTTTGAAAGCCAACAACAGAGTGCCACTCGAAAGTCGAGTGAAAGCGATCGAGTGCCTTCCCAATTCTGGGAAGCACGGTCGTTAAAAAGGTTAGACCCTCATTGTCAACACGTTTGGTGAAATGATCTATATCATTTTGATCAACAAAGCGCTGATAACGTTGGTGAGTTGCTAGGTTACGCCATAGTGACGTAAGGCTTTTCAGGCTACCACTGTCAACCGACATTGGACACCTCCAGAAGAATAAAGCAGCTTACCAGGGAGCTCCTCCCACCGTCCACAATCATAATTGACCGTAGACCGCACGTTGCCTCCAGAGTGATGTTTCGAATAGTCTAGACATCAAACTTTTGAACGACTAAAATTCGCCGTTCAGGAGTGCATCGATATTGGCGTTCGTACCACCTTCAATCATGAAGTCAACTAGTTTGTTAACTTCCTCCTTGACGATGGCGTTTGTCAATGCTGAGCTTTGGGGGCGCGTTATCTGCAATGAAACAGATAACGTAGCCGGGACCAACAGTGAATCCGTCTCTGTACGATTGAGACGGAACAGATGTCGATCCTCACCACCTTTCCCCACTGCATGGCCCACAAAAATGGACTTTTCAGCGGGCGGGGTGATCCCCGCAACAGAGTACTCGCTATGGTCAGCGTCAGCGAACTTGAGAACGTAAGAACTCAAGTTCGTATCAACGTCCGTAGCGGTATCCTTGGAAAGTGGAAGAGGGTTGGTAAGCATACTTAACTCCTCCCCTCAATGAGGGGTGTGTGTGGATTTAAAATCCATTTTAGATCCCATTGCTGAGACTAGGTAGGCCCCATCTTAATTGACGAGGTCTGTAACATAAGCTCGAGTGTAAGGCTAAAGGAAAGCCGAGATATCCTGAAAATTGTCCCTTTGAGGGGTATAATCATAGTATCTCAGTAACTTATTAGTCGCGCTATCAGCGCTCCGAAAGAAGCGATTGATAGAGTGTCCACCGAGTACCGCGCCAAGACTCACACCGAGTATGGCTTGGTTGGCTGACGGAAACTTCGCTTGAAGTGACGCAAAAGTGGCGTAATCAGGCAAGACCGGTCTCCTGTGAAATAAATAGGAGGTCGACCAAGTTTCCGCTGTCACGTTAGGCTTTACACTCTGACCAGCGTCAGAGAAGAAGTAACGCCCACTGTTGACTTGTATTCGTTCCTTGTACTGGAGATAAGTCACCAGTATTTGGATTGGGAGTTCCAGACTTTTATGTCGGTACTGCTCCAGAAAGGATCCGACGTTGAGAAACCAATCAACGACGAAACTTAAAGGAATAGCATCCCACACAATTGTCGGGTTGAGTTCCACGCCCGCGACTGTTAACAGTGCGCGAAGTGTACGATCTATATTGCCCAAAGCCAGAATTGGTAAGGGTTGATAGACCATATACGCGTGGACCTTGCGGTCAATCTGACCACGCCAAGTTCTCTTCGCATATGGAAGAAAATTTGTCGTTCCCAACTTGACAGTAGAGTCGCTAAGAACAGTCTTTCGGGCAGATATAATCTTTCCGACTTTCTGTTGAAAGCGCTTGATTTCATCACTCAGACCTAATACCCCATCTAACAAAGCGAGCATATCCTGCCCAGTTGGGCGGATACCAAACTTATAATTAAGATGGGAACCAGCCAAGTTAGTAACCAAGGAAGAAGTTCGGTTCCACGATCCAACAAGAGATCCTAATTGTTTCCAATCGATAATATCGTTGGGCAATGAGAATTTCTTAAGGTCAGGGGCCAAGTCTATACAGGCTTGGTTTATCCACCCTTGACCATTGTTGTTACAGAGAGCAACACCAGAACCAATAGAACTTAGGTTCAGTGCTGCGATAAACTCTGCTTCAGCAGTGTTGTGGTCCGATTCAGCGAAAGTGCGATGACTGGAATAATATTCAGTCCGCGCATTTCCCCCAGGAGGCAGAGTATTAATCTGCGCTGGGGCACTGGTATTTCCAGTGTACTGACGAGTATACTTTTTGTGAACGCAGAAGTTGGCACCCTGCCTTGTATGGCCGGGGACTCCTCCTGTATAAACAATAGATTCCGAATGCTGACGGGTTATAACAGACCCGGCAGAAACGCTACTAGTTAACACGTTGGCAGCGTTATAGCTGTCATCCGTGTGTAAACTAACAACGACATTCGGATCTGATCTAGACTTTGACCGGGGATAACCATTCCCAGTTTTCTGTCTTATGATCATAAGTAACTCTCCTTCTTCAAGCTGTCTCGAATGAGGCTCTCGCCTCGAAAGGGTCCTCCGGGTGTTACCCCG